TAACTGAAATTTGTGAAAGTTTCTCTACTTTTATTAATTCTTTTACAACTAATATGGCTTCTTTTGTTTATGATAATAAACTTCAATATGCTTACATGAACGGTTTTAAAGTTTCAAAAGCAAATAAATATGAAAACTACCTTGGAACTATGCTGGACTTATTTTTAGCTTTTGATAAATCTTTAAAAAATAATGATATTACATATATAGAAACTTTCTTAAAAGATTACTTTTATAAAAAAATGCTTTCTAAATATAGAAATAGAGAGTTAGAAGAAGAACAAGGGTTAAAAGTAAAAACAGAAAGTAAAACTGATATTCAGCCATATGAAAGATTAAATGGAAAAGCAAATAAATTTGGAGAACTTAGAACTATCAATTCTGATAACAATAAATATTTTTTCAATAAGTCAGAATTAAATAACGGCACATTAAAAATTTATATAAGAAAAAAGAGTTATCCAAAATTAGTAAAAATGCTTAAATTGTTAACCACTAATAGTAAAGAGAATATTTTAAAAGATTATTTCTTTGCTATTAGTCCACATTTCTATGTTGCTAATGAAAACATAGATATAACGCAATTACAAAAACAATATTTTTATTTTAACAACAAAAAAAGCATAGATATATCAACCAATGAAGATTATATAATTTTACTAATATATGTAGATAATACTATCTCTTGCTCTTTAGGAGCTGGATATTTTAGAACTGGCTACAATTATCAAATATTGGGTGAAAATAAGAATTCTCTTATAAAAGATAAAAACTTTACAAGTTTAGATTTTTCTTTAAGAGATAAAGAGTTTGTATCTGATTTTGATGATAGAGAAGTTACAGTAATACACTTTATGAAAGACAAGAATATAGCACCAGACTATAAGAAAGGTATATTAAATGAAGACTTTAGTTTAGATTGTCCAGATTTTTTAAAAAGAGTTGACTACAAAACTATTCACCAAATTAAATTAATAGAAGAGGGAGATAATGAACAATATCTCTTTAATGTTAAAGAGATAAAAGACGGTAAAATATACTTAGAAAAAGGAAACGAAAATATTAAATCTTTCTTTCCTATTAATGTATATATTTATGAATATTTGCAAACCATAGGAAATCCTAAAAGAAAAGAACTACTAACTCTTCCAGTAGATGATAAAGAAAGAATATTGGCACTTTCAACATTTATAAAATATAGAATGTCTGGAAAAGAAATGATCTTATATGTTGAAAATGAGAGGTTGCCGATATTGTATAATAAAAAAGATTTGTGCATTGTTTCTTCTGGTGATTTTGCAATTATTAGAAAAAACAAAAACTTAAATATCAGTAAAAAAATAGCGGAAACAGAAATAACCAATAAGAGTTTACAAGTTGAACCAGTTGATAAAGATTTTGAGATACATTATTTTTATGGTGAACTAAAACTTAATTATAATTTCAATTATTTAGTAAAAGAAAAAAATAAAGCACTAAAAACAACTAAAAAAGAATTAGTAAATTTAAACTGGTTTGAGATAGAACCAATTTTAGAATTAAAAAATGATAGATTGATTGGTTTCTTGAAACAAGAAGAATATAGTTTTGAGCCATTAACTCTTACATTAACTCCATCACTTGACGATAGATTATTAAGAACATTAAGGCAAGATTCATATAGTTATACTTCATTTGCTGCTAGTTTAGACAGCAGCGATCCTAATAAGAGATTATTAAGAACATTAAGACAAGATTCATATAGTTTAAATGCAGAAGTAAATATGAATTTAATAGAAGATGAAGCTATAGCGCAAACAGTAGTATTTACTTATGCCAATAAAGCTGCTACAACTACTTTAAATCTTGCTTATGAAGATAAAGAAGCTACAATAGCAAATGAATTGTATTATAAGAATAAAAACTTGTATTTTAAAACTTACAATATTGGTTTAGCAAGTTAAACAAAGAGGAAATAGATGAAATACATTAATCCAGATATATTTACAAATGGTAGTGCAGAAATAAATGATGAACCAGTGGGCTGGGTGTTATTAGGAACACCTACTACAACTGGTGACTATCCATTGTCAGCTAGTGCCGATGATAGAACTGCACAACTTTTTACAAGTGATAATAAATATTATTTTAAGAATTATAATATAGTAGGTGTTTCAGAAGTAAGTTCTTCTGCTGTTGCTTTAACACATACAACTGAAAGCACTGTAAATAATCTAATAATTACTATAGATGTAGGTGGTGGAACTAGAATATTTCCAGATAGATTTTTGGATAGTGTTACTTCTTTATCTAATGGTTTTGATATTACAAATGGTATTTTAGTTTTGGCAAAATATAAAGAAACGACTCCTATAACTACTTTAACAAACACAATATCAAATTTTTTTACAGATACAGAAACTTTAGAACATGTTAGTTATCAGCAACAAAATGCTACAGCTGAACTTTCTACATTTTATTCAACTTATATAGATAAGATTCTTTTGGCTTATACAGTAAACTGGACAGGTTTAATTAGTAATTACAATTTCTCTGGTTTTGCAGCTGGTAAAGTAGTTCTTACTCTTGGAGATTTAAATATTACTGACTAATAGGAGAATTACAATGCTTAAAGATTTGTTAAAAAAAAATAAAGTAGAAAAAATAGCTAATAGTATAGCTGATGGTTATGTAGATATTAAAGCATATAAACATTTAGAAGATGGAACTAAAAAACTAATTTATCACAATGCTGGAGATAATACAATAACAAACTGGATGAGACAAGCAATAGTTTTGCTTTTGAGCGGTTATTCTCTTGGTTATCATGGACATTATGGAGATACCAATCAAGGAACAAGTATATCAAAACCAAATTTTAGCGATCATACTTCTTCTACAAATAAAGATGGTTATTGCTTAAATGGAGAACAGTATTTGTGGTCTAATAGTAACCCACAATATCCAGTAAATGGAACCGAACTATATTCTAATAATACTACATATGCCTTATTCCCAACAAAAATATTATTAGGAACGGGTAAAGAGTATACCAGTTGGGATGAATTAAAAGAAGAAAATCAAGATAATAATTCTGCTTGGTATGCTAACATGGTAGAAACTTATGGAAGTGGAGATGAAAGTTTAGCTAAAACAAATTTTGATGCATTAGTAAGTAATGCAGCTAACAGATATTCAGCTACAGTAGGCTCGCAAGGAAATTATAATGGAGTTAATAATTCTGTAGTGCAAACTGTAACAGTAAATGATCCAGATAGCGATTCAAATACTTCTACCTCGGCAGACTTAGCTGAAAGATTTGGAGTAATAGGAGCTATCAAAACTCTTTATTGCCCAGGTGGAACTGTTACTAACGAAAATTATGGTAATTTCTTGGAAACAACAGTTAGTGATTCTGGTAGATTATTAAAAGGACAATACAGAGGTGGTGGAAGACCTTGTTTTATATATTTTAATAGAGCAAATACTTCTGATGAAAATAAACTCGATTGGAGTGATGTAACGGCTGATATTTCGGCTCAAAAAGATTCTTCTTCACCTTATTTGAACAGATTGACATTTAGAGTAATTATTCCATCTCAGTCATCTGGTTCTGGAGCCATTGGTGTTTATAATCCTTTTAATGGTTACACATTTAAACAAGTAGGATTATACAACGATGCTTTGTTTGAAACAATTTCAGATGCAAGTGCTAATAGCACAGGTAATAACGTTAGAGCTAATATGCAAAGTGGTATGCTACTAGCTGTAAAGAATATTCAAAAATTTTCTAAATCAGCAGATGAATCTATTGAGTTTACTTGGACTTTAACTATTTAAGGGGAGTTTAACATGGAAAAATATTATGGAGATATAACCAAAGATTCAGATGTAGATTTTGAAAAAATAAATGCAGACAATACATTGGAATTATTTTCAAAACAAGATATACTCTCTAACAGAACACTTAATAGACCGCTTGCTCAATTAGAAAAAGAAATAAGAAAAATAGATACCAAATTAAATGCCATTTGTAAAACATTTACAAATGGTGAAGGTATAATTCCAGGCTATTTTGAAAACATGAATATTTCAAATGTTACTATAGGCAAATTAAATATAAATGGTAAACGATATTTAAGAATACCTACTGGTATATTTAGTTATAAGTTTAAAGGTAGTTATGACACTTATTATAATTTGCCAAAAATAGAAATATTTGAAAGGCAACTAGCAGAGCATTTTAATTTAGATTTGCATGATCAAGATAGTGATTTACAACTTAAATATTTTGTCGAAGATGGTAAATTAAAATACTATTTAGAAATAACAAATACAGCATACAATTATAATACCACAGATAATTCCACTTCTGTTTCTACTTATATAGAAAAAAACAGACTTCCAATTATAGAAACAGAATATTATAATAATGTTTTTGAAATAGTTGAAGGAATGTATAATAAGTATTCTAGTTATTTAACTAAAAGAGATGATTTGTTTTCATTGGAAGAAATAATAGAATTTAGCACCGACTGGGAGGGACAATCAGATTTTATAGTTTTCTTTAATCCATATGATAATTACTATGAAGATTTATTAAACTATTCAACAATTCTTAATTATGAAAATCTATCTTCTGATTTTGACCATGCTATAACAGAATTAGGAAATGATTTTACAGAAGAAGAACTAAATAACTATGTAAAAACAAATGGTGAAAAACAAGATGATTATGGCGATTTAGAAGTTTATTTCTATAAGCAAAAATATTATATTTATAAAAATGAAAAATTGTATGTCGTTAACCATAATTATTTGTATTTATATGATAATATTTCTTGGAGTTACTCAAAGAAATTTGGATTAGTAAAAGAAGAAGATTACAATATGCTTGACCATTCTTCTTTCATAAAATTATATAAATTTAATTTCTTGGTTAATATTGAAAGAAATAAAATTCTTAATATAGAAACAAGCTTGGATAAACAAGATTTTCTTCAACCAATGAGTATGGACAATTTGTTGATATTAAATGATAAAACAAAATTTAAAGGTGTTGTAAATGCCAAGCTTGAAACAGATAATACTGCTGTTGATAAAACAGATGCTGTAACTTCTGTTTTGAATGCAGTAGATTCTATAAAACAATTAGGTTTTGTAGATTTTAATGGTGGTAAAAATATAGGTTTTAATTCTGAAGAAGCTCCAGATATTTTTTCAAATTCTGATAAAACTTCTTTAGACTATTATAATACGATAAATGTTCTATTGAAAGCAATACAAGAACTAAATGCCAGAATAGAAACATTAGAACAAGGTTAAAGCTTAATAACCTCCAGTTTTATCTGGAGGTTATTTTATTATAATCAAATTTGTTTTTTCACATAAGACTAAGTTAATCTAAGGTGATAAAACATGAAAGATTTAGATGAATTGATAAATGAAGCTAATTTTAGCTTTTTAAATAGTCTTATACAGTCAGCTAAGCCAGCTGGTTCTGGTAATAATTTTGATCTTCTCAAATATGAAAATGCAAGGCAAGAAAGAATTGAAAAACAGATTGAAGCTGCTAAAAAAGCAGGAGATACTGCTAAGGTAAAAAAATTAAGAAAACAGCTTGGACTTTCAGATTTGGGTGTAAATGCTGCTAAAGAAAGAAAAGAAAAAGCAGTGGAAGATAAAAAAAGAAGACAACAAATTAATACTTTGAAAGGCAAAATCTGTATGTTTATGATGGATTATTGTAACTTAGCTTCTGGAGTTGGTTTAGGTGGAGATACTTCTACTAAAAAAGCTGTGCAGATTATCAAAGGGAAAAAAGATGAAGATGGAAACCAAACAATAAAAATAGTTGGTGCTCCTACTATGTCTGAGCTGACAGCTCATTATAATTTACTTAAAACAGCTGTAGACCAATTATATAAATATGAATATGGTTATGAAAAAGATGGCAAATTCTATTATGGTATAGATAGAAAATACTTTGAAGATGGATTAGCAAGAGCAAAAGCTTTACAAAAGGCATTAAAGAATATTAAGCCAGAAGATATTTCGTTTGAGTTTAATAGCAAAGAAGTTCCTTTTTTAGTAGATTCTAATGTTGTAAAAACTGGTGAAAAAACTGGAGGAAAAACAGCTACTGGAGCAGATGAAAAATACGCAGAAATCAATGGTTTAAAATATGATGCAAAGGGTAATTTAAAAACAGATGTTTGGAAAACAAAAATGGCTAAAGTAATAGGTAAGAAAAGATTTAATGCTTTTGTTTATGAAGAGCTTTATCCATTTATTAGAGAATTCCAGAGATACAGAAAAGATTGGGATACAGTAAAGCATCCAGAAAACATTACTAAAGATTTTGTAAGCAAAAATGTAGAAACAAAAATTGCAGATAGACAATCTAAATTAGAACAGTATGTTAATGGTGTTAGCAAATTCTCTGATTTCAAGAAAGCAAGAAGAGTAGAACAAGAACTCTCTAAGGGAGAAAATGCTAAAAACAGTAAAGATGAACAAGGTAACTTAAAAAGAGATGAATACAATGCTGGTAAATATGCAGAAAGAACTGCTATTAAAAAGCTTTATAATGCTGAAGGTGAAAAAGGAAATGCTGGTTTATTAAAGCATTTTAACATTGAAAAAACAACTACTGCAAAAGTTTCAAAAATAATTAATGATTGGATTAATGGTGGCCATGAACCAGGTGGAGATTACTTGGTAAAACTCTATGGTTCTATGCCAGGTTCTGGTGGTCAAACTGGTGCAGGTGTTTTGATTTTCATGAAGACTAAATCTCCAGCCAAAGATCAACTCAATATGGATGGTTGGTATGCTTTCCAAGCTCCTAAAAAGTTTATGGATAATATTCCATTAGCACAAGAAAAGTATATCGAGAACCATATTAATTATAAGAATAAAAGAGCAAAAGATGAATGGCAGCAAAAAGTTTTAAAGCTTTTTGAAAAAACTTCTGTTCAAACTGAAGAAGTAAATTATTTTAATTACTAATTTCAAAGGTAAACCCTTTTGCGGGTTTACCTTTTTTTATTTGTCTACTTAAATATGGTTGACTTATTTTCAAATCTTTAGCAGCTTCTGATATACTTTTGTATTTTTTATTATTTTGTAAACAGTAAAAATATTTTCTATTATATTTGCTTCCATCTCTTGTTATTATAATATTATCAATTTCTTCTATTTCTTTTTTACAATCAATGTTTTCATAGTAAAAACTCCAATGATACCCACCAGCAGTTTTAATATTTTTTAAAGCACAATCTGAAATGTTTTTAAAACTTATACCAGTTTCTTTTTCTACTTCTCTAGCAGAATTATATATTTTCTCATTTTCCAAACAAATAATTTTTTTAGGTTTAAAAGAATTTGGTTTTGATTTTGTCATTATTTCTTCTAATAAGTTTTCATTATAATTTTCTAAAAAACACCAATGATAACCACCAGCAATTTTTCTTTTATTGTTACAAACAGCAGATATTAACCTCTTATCTATATCGTATTTTCTGCTTGCCTCTCCTAAAGAATTGAATATTTCTTTATTTTCCAAACAAATAATTTGTTTGTTAGTTTTTTGATATTTTGATAATTCTGCTATCTCTTCTCTTATTATGCTGTAGTCTTTTATTAAAGTTTTTAAATCTCTATTTGAATTATTTAAAACAAAATTAATAGCATAAACCATTTGTTTTTTTATAATTGGTTTTGCACATTTCCAAGCATAATAATGAACCCAGATATGATTTTCATAGCCAATTTTAATTGTATTATCATTATCTATTATTTTCAATCCTTTTGCTTTAAAGTAACTTCTAGGAACTATATGATGTATTTCTCCTATTTCACTTGGAATTAAATATTCTAACATTTTTTCTCTATATTTATTGTTTTCAAAACATTCTTCAAATTCTTTTATCAACATAAATATAATTATAATGTTTTTTAAATAATTGTCAAGTTAATAAGAGGAGAAAAATATGACATTAGCAGAAGCATATAGAATAGTAACTGAAGAGAATAATTTAAAAGATGGTAAAACTGGGTTAGTGGTGTATGATATCGACGACACTTTGCTAAAAGCTGATCCTACTGTAATGGGAATTATTATTAAAAAATTTACTGAAACTGGTAAATGGGAAACGGTAGATAGAGAAGATACAACTCAATTTGCAACTTCTAAATATAAAGATGAGAAAGGACATCCAAAAACTGGATATAAGTTTGATTTCTCAGAATTTAGAGATCCAGAAAAAATTAAACAATCTTTCTTTAGAACAGAGAAAGATGGTAAATTAATTAGTAAAGGAGCACAACCATTAATAGCTCAATTAAGAATGATGGATTCTAATTTAAGAGCTGGATATGATGTAGCATTTTTAACTGCTCGCGGAGCTGAAAAAGCAGTATTTGACAATTTAATGAAATGGCTCAAGTACAGAAACTTAAAAGGTGAGTTGGTAGATATTAGAAAAGACAAAGTTAAATTAGAATACTCAAGAGCAGTTAATGATGAAAAATATGCTAAAGAATATGCTGGTATGACTGATGGAGAGAAAAAAGCAGCATTCTTAAGAGATAAGTGTTCTAAATATTCTATTGTAAAATTTGTAGATGATGATAAAAAAAATTTAGCAGCTATGCGTGCATTACATTTACCAAATTTAAAAGTAATAGAAGCACAAGGAATAGAACACAATCAAAGAATTAAGTCTTAATTTAAGTTTTTTAAACTATTTGTAAGATAAATATATAAAGAGAATTTTTATGGAGGTTTATTAATGGCCGATACAGCAAAACTTAATTTGCTTGACGAAGAATTAGACGAAGCTTCCCGCAAATACATTCAAGAGTCTCTTGAAAGTTGGAAAGAGGGTGTAGTCGAGCAGCTTGTTAAGCAAATGGAGCAGGAAAAGCAGGTAAAATTTGAAGAGTTGGAGGAAGAAACAAACGCTTACAGAGAACAGCTCAAAGAAGAATTTACAGAAAAAATGCTTGATGGTCTCAATGAACTGAAAGAAAGTATCCGTGCAGAAGTTACAGCTGAGGTTATTAAGAGCAACCCAGAATTAAAGATCTTTGAACAAGTAAAGGAAATTATTGCACCACTTGTTTCAGAAGGCTATCGTGACAATGCTTATGAAGATACTATTACAAAGCTTTCAGAAGAAGTAGAAACATTGAGAAGAGAACAAGAGTTACAGGAAGGAGCTAAAACATTAGCAGCTTTACTAGCTCCTTATTCTGACAAAACTCAGAAGCTCATTCTTTCACTTATCAAAGAAGGAAGTCCAGAAGAAGTAACTGAACAGTTCTATAATATTTATGATTCACTTTCAAACATTTTTGAGGAAGGCAGCTCAGAAGATACAGGTTCAGATGATTCTTCAGAGGAAACTTCAAGTGATGATTCTTCAGAAGATACAAATTCAGATGATTCTTCAGAGGAAACTTCAAGTGATGATTCTTCAGAAGATACAAAATCAGAAGGTTTAAAAGATGATTCATATATTATGACAGAGGAAGTAGGTGGTGATAATAAGCCAGCTAATAATAAATATAGTTTAAAAAACGTTCTTAAATCATACGCTAATATATAATTTGGAGGTATTTTAAAAGATGATCGAGAATAAATTGATTGATAAGGAAGAATATGAAAATCAGCTTGCCAATAGATGGAATTGGATTGCTGAAGATATTGAAGACGCAGATACACGTTTAAATACAATGCTCGTTCTTGAGAACTCATATAAGAAGATGGTTTCTATGGGTTCAGTTCCAAAGGGTTGGCTTGAGAACGTTCTTTTAAATGAAGATGAAACACTCACAGAAGCTCCACAGATGTCTGGTGCAGTTGGTGATTATGTTATTCCAAAAGTAATGTTCCCAGTTATTCGCCGTGTTATGCCAGAGCTTATTGCTAACAAGCTCGTTTCAGTTCAGCCACTTCAACAGCCAACTGGTGTTATTTACTATATCACATACAAGTATTCAGATTCTAAGTCAGATGTAACAGCTGGCACAGAATTCTCTGGAAACCCATATCAGACAGACCCAGCTTATTCAACATACTACTCATCTGAGAAGTTTGGCCCAATTAAGATTGGTAAGGATTATGCTCAAACAGCAGAAGTTGCAGCAGCTAAGGCAATCATGGCTAACGCTATTACATTCCTTGGTAATGATGCTCTTACTTCTACTACTTATAAGAGAATTGAAATTTTCAACGAAACAAACAAGCGTGGTCTTTTGGCAAAGCATGTTAAGATTTCTGGTTCTGGTTCAAGTGCTGTTATTGAATTCTACTCAGATGATGGTGTTACAAAACTTGCTGAAGTAGCACAAGATGGTACAGTAACTCTTGAAGCAGCAGCACTTAAAATTCTTGATGGTACTATGGCAGCTGATAACTTCACTGTATTCGTTGTATACAATCAAGAAGGAACAACTCATATTCCAGAGATGGAATTTGATATTGACCACATGGATGTATCAACAACTGAGAGAAAGCTCAAGGTTCGTTGGACAAAAGAAGCTGAACAAGATATGCAGGCTTATCATAAGATTGATGTAGAACAGGAACTCGTAAAGGTTGCTTCAGTTCAGATGAACTATGAAATCGACCGCCAGATTATGAACGCTATCGACGACATCGTAATCTCTCCACTTACTGGCTCATTTGACTGGGCAGACGACCAGCTTAATGGTACAGCTGGTAACTACCTTGATCGCCACAGAGCATTAGCACAGAGATTGTATCAGTATTGCACAAAGGTTGCACAGTTCAACAGACTTGCTCCAGCAGACTGGGCAGTATGTTCTCCACAGATTGCAGCTGCACTTCAGATGCTCCCAGATTGGAAGGCTGGCGAAATTTCTAAGAACAAGTCAACATTCTATAATGCTGGTTCTCTTGGAAATGGTTCAGTTGCTATTTACTGCGATCCTAACCGTATGAATAATGATGTAACTCTTGGCTATAAGTCAACTGACTCAACATACGGTGCAGGTATTGTATATAGTCCTTACGCTAATTGGATGTCAGGTGTCTTAACCGATCCAAGTTCGTTTAATTCAATTCGTGGTACGTTCTCTCGTTACGGCATAACTAGTTGTCCGCGTGGAGAGTATAACTACGCACGTGTTACAATTAACAACTTTGCAATCTAATTTAGATTAAAATAAAAAAAATGGGGCATTAATGCCCCATTTTTTATTGCACAAATTTAAAATGTAATCCTTTAGAAGCGTGCTTTACTTTACCATTACAGCATTCAGAAATTCTATAGCAACCAGTTTTTCTACCTGCTTCAGCAATACTATCAAACACTTCTCCAGTTTCTACACATATAACTCTTTTCTTGGTAGTCATTTGTCTTTTGGCATAATCTTGTTTTGGTTCTGAATACCTCTCTTTACCTAACCAGATATTAGTTTCTTTGCTATAATTTTTTAAATAACAAATATGATAACCAACACACTGCTTGCTTCTACCATCTACGCAACTTTTAACATTGTTAGCTGAACAATCAATCTCTTTAGCACAATCCTCAAAAGAAGAAAAAATTTGTTCAGTTTCCATTATTATTACTGGGTATTCTACTTTTTTATATTTTATATCTTTATTAACATACTCAAATGTATAGCCTTTTGAAGAATGTTGCTTTCCTTTGCAAACTGCTGTTATAGAACTTTTATCTACTTTTAATTTTTTAGAAGCTTCTCCTATAGTTTTAAAAACTTCACCAGTTTCAATACATCTAACTGGTTTACCTAAAACCGAAGTATTGAATTTTCTAATTGCTTCTAGCTTTTCTTTAGAAGGAACTTGTTTAGTTCCTATATTTTTAGAAATAGTTCCTCTTGGCTGATTTAAATAAGGATTATTACTTTCATTATAGTTTTCTTCAAAGCATACATGATAACCTCCAACTGTTTTTTGTTGTTTATAGCAGCATCTTTTAACTCCAGCTACATCTACTCCAATAAACTCAGCACAATCAGCATAACAAAGAAAATGTTTATTTAGCTCCATTATAACTACTGGATTACCTAATTTTTCTTTAGCATTATTTTCTTCTGGGTGTGGATTTGTGCAATAACCTATTTCCCAAGTTTTACCAAAAGAACCAGATCTTTTTCCTTTTCTAGTTTTACTCATTTTTTGGTAAATAGCTTGTTTTTCTTCTTCAGTCATATACTCGAAAGGATTAGAATATCCACCAGCAGAAATATTATATTCTGCTTTACCTTCAGATTTTCTTTTTGCTATCCAAAAGCATTCTCTTTCATTTACATTTTCTTCATTACACTTTTCAAGAGTAGTTCTAATAAAATTTTCTTTACCATATTTTTTAACTGCTTGCTTGATTATTGAGCCAGAACCTAAATAATCATCATTTTCTGTTTTGTGTTGACCTACATAAGTTTTGCCATTAATAAGATTGGTTATTTCGTAAATGATACTCATAATTATTCCTTGAATTTAAAATGCAAATTATTAATAGGTTTATTACTTCTAAAATGTCTCAAAAAAGTAATATAGTCAATTTCTAATTTCTTTGCAGCAGATTTAATATTATTAAAAGTTTCATTGGTTTCAATACATTGAATAGGTCTTATAGCTCCTTTACAATCTGAATATCTTTCTTTTCCCAACCAAGGATTATTATTTTTATCGTAATCTTTTAAATAACAAATATGATAACCTTTACAAGTTTTGCTATACCCTCTTATATTATCACTTAATACTCCATCGCTTACTTCCAAATACTTAGCACAATCAAGAATAGTAGCAAAACTTTGTTCTGTTTCCATAATAATTACTTGGTATCCTCTATTGGATCTTTCTAAATCTAATAAAGACTTACTTCTTGGCTTATCTAACCAGATATTAGTTTCTTTATTGTAATCTTTTAAATAGCAAACATGAAAACCGCTTACATAATGCCATTTACCAACACAAGCATTTCTTACTGCAACTTTGGTAGTTTCTAAATAAGTAGCACATTCATCTAAAGAAGAAAATTCTTCTTCTGTTTCCATTATTATCACTGGAATATAAGTAATATCTGGGCCATTTATATACTCTAATTTATGCCCTTTATAAGATTTACGAACTCCTCTGCAAACTCTGGCTATATGCTCTTTTAAAGGAGCATGAAAATAATTAGCAGCTTCTTCAAGAGAATTAAAAGTAATATTTAAATCTGAGCAATAAACTTTTTTAAGAGTGATTTCTTTAGGAATAAACGGATGTGGGTCATTAACATATTGAAAGGATTTACCAGCAGTTTTTCTTAAGTATCCTCTACAGCAACTAGCTATTCCAACTACATTAATGTTATAATAATCAGCAGCTTCTAGCATAGAAGGAAAAATTTTATTATCATCTAAACAGATTACTTCTTTCTTTCTAGTATATGTTTCTAAATATTTTTTTATAGCATTTTCAGTTTCTGTAGTATCTGTAGGATTTTCCTCTACTATTTTCCAATGAAAACCGCCAGCAGTTTTCTGTTTACCATCTACAACATCTCTTATAGAAGAAAGAATTTTTACAGCATCTGAAATAGAATTGAATACTTCTCCAGTTTCTATACATTTTAATCTAATACAGTGATAATTATAACCTACTTCAGTTTTTTCATAAATTTCTCCTTCTTTATAATATTTAAAATGATAGCCATGAGTATGATTCATATTACCATTACACACTGAACGAATTTCATTTACAAATATTTTAAAATGATAAGAAGCATGAATAGCAGATTCAAAAATTTCCATTGTATCTGTACAAATTACTTTTTTACTTCTTTGATTTATTCTGATTACAAATGGAACTTTTTCTGGATAAATATTAAGATTAGTATTATAGCTGGTTTTGAAAATTTGCTTTATTTCGTTTAAAATAGGCTCTCTGTCTTTATTCCAATCAAAATCGTCAATTCTGTAAAGTGTAATTCCTTTTTCTTTACAAAGTTGATTTTTTATCAAATCTTCTTCTTTATTATGCCAAAATTTGCCATTATATTCAATGGCAAATTTATATTTTGGAAAGTAAATATCTAATTCTTTACCATTTAAAATCGTTCTATTGCCATTAACTACTTCTTCCCCAGAAGTAAGAAGAAGATCATATAATTCAAGCTCTCCTTTTGATTTACCAAAATTTGATGGATAACAATTTGGGCAAGACATATTTCTGTCTAATCTTATTGTATGTTTCCAAGCATAACCACAAACATTACAAACAAACCAATACTTATCCTCATGAATTTTATAATCTTCTCTTTCTTCTATAGTTATATTATGTCTATCTAACTTATATTGAAATTCACTTTTTTTGCTCATATTTTAATTTAAGTCTTTGATATGCTTCAAATTCTCTTTTTTCTTCTTCTATCTTTCTTTGCTTTTCTGCTTCTTTTTCTTCCTGTTCTTTCATTTCTTTATATTTGGTTCTCAATAAATTAATCAGCGGTTCTTCAAGTAGAGCTGGATTATATCCATGCATAATATAAAGTGCTTGTATTATTTTTTCGATATCTTTTGAACTGCTGTATGGAAGTTCTATTATTTTTTCTTTAACTGGACTATATTCGGTATAATAATTAAAGAAATTTTTTTTATTATTCATAGCATCTAATAATTTATCAACAAGGAAGTTAATATTTCCTTTTGTTATTGTATAATTACCAAATATATTTCCTTGTTCTCTTAAAAAGTTTTTAAAAAAATCTTTTAGAAAATTATTTTGATCAAATTTATCTAACATACATACCCCTTGATATACTTCCAGATTTTATCTATTTCTTCTTCTGTTAAATCTGGATAAAGATGTAATATAGAAATCTTGTTATCAGCTTTATTAGCTAAACATTTAGCTAAAAATTTCAACCTTTCTTCTGTCATTAGTAATCCTTTAAGTTTTTAATTCTTTTTTCTAATGGAATGGATAAATCAAAAAATACATTATCAGCACCAATAGAAACTTTTTTCCATAAATAATTTTCTGCTTCTTGATCAAAAGTAATATTATGTAAGTAATATTTTCTTAATAATAAGTGCATTGCACATTTCCTACAAATAACACAATTATATTTTTCTACTCCAGAGATATTATATTTATGAGAATATTGTTTGTGCCAATATTGATTCATTCTACCTGGCGATACACAAGAATAATAATCGTCTTGTAAGTCGTGATTAAAAATATATTTTAATCTACTTTCTTTATCACCATCACAAGCAATAAAATTTAATTCTAAATCATGAATAAAAGTAATAGTAAGTTCTTTGGAATCTGATAGATTAGTTCCTACCACAGCATCTGATATGGACAATCTTAAATCATCTCCAGAAGAAATATAACCAATATCATGTTCTATACAATAACAATAAGCGATAGTATAAAGTAAGAAATCTTTCCAAGAATTTTCTTGCCAATATTTCTTATATTCTGTTTTATCATTGCTTGTAAATTTTCCCATAAATAATGGGAAAGAATATTTTTCAGCAAATAATTTTACTACTTTTTCTTCTTGACCGTTCGTATACTTATTTTGGTTTCTTAAATGAAAGAGAGTTACTTCATAACCTTTTTCTCTTAAGTTCATTGCTTGATAAACAGAGTCTAGTCCACCAGAAAATAATATTAAAACCTTTTTATTTTCTGCCATAGGTTTTAATGCTACTTCAAATGTATCTTTAAATTCTTTTTGTTCATGAGCATCTGCAATTAAATTAAGAGTATTAACAAAGCAGGAAGCAACACTTCCATTACTAAAACTTTTGGTATTAGTGAATTTATAAACATCTAACGCATTTTGAATAAGTGGATTATCTAAATCCACTTCTACTTTAGCAGCTTCATTAATATAAACCATTTATTTCCTCTCAATAACTACTATTTGTTCAAAATTTTCTTTTGGCTTACCTCCATTACGAGCACCAATGTAACTCTTGTTAACAAAAGAATCAACTATATAATCTTTATACTTTACACTATCATCAATAACAATAATATATTTTTCACAATCGTATTTATCTAAGATTTCATCTATCACTTCATCGTTTGTTTTTGGACAAGTAATCTTTCCAGTAGAAGACATCCATTCTTCTATTTGTTTTCCATTAGGATTTGAATAAGGTGGACAAGTAATCAAACATTTTTCTTTTCTTTTGCTTGTTTCAGCGAAAGCATCTGCTACTGCAATATCAATTTTTCCAGTATACTCTTTGTCATTTTCTATGATAAATTTTGCTACTTCCAAATTTTCATTTACAGTAATATCATTAATATCTCTACCAATGTAAGATTTATTAGCACCTACTGTTCCTAATAATCTACCAGCATATCCCATGAAAGGATCAAAAATAGTGTCATACTCCGAAGCATATTTGTCAATTAAATATCTCATTTGTTGTGGTTTGAAATAACTCACCATTGGAGCAAGCATAGAAGACGTCATTCCAATACATTGAATAAACAATGGAACTTTACAAATAAACAAATCTTCCCAATGTTTTTTATCCTTTTCTTTAAACCAATCTGAATAAGCAAGCCTATTAATCAAAAACTTTCTGTACAATTCTTTATCTGCTTTTAGTTTTTGCCAATATTCATATGGAGATGGATTACCTCCTTTATTAGCCTTAAAAATAGATTGATTAAAATATCTTACAATCTTAGAAGATGTTTTCCAAGATTTTGCAATTTTATTATTTCTTAATTCGTTAATACAATTCTGCTTAGTAATTGGTTTTTCTACTAATGGTGGAAAATCGATGCCTTGTATTTCTGCCCATTTTTCATCCAAATACTTCTCAACAATTTCAGCTGCTTCTTCCTTGGTAATATTCATAGTTTCTCCTTAGAGCTTAAAACTCCTTTTTACTTATTATATCATAATAAGGAGCTTTTGTCAATTTAATTTTGAAAATTCTTCATCACTTGGTATTCTGACAATATTGGCACTTTCTATTCTCCAATCATTTTTTTTAACCAATTCTCCAACACCAGAAATTTTATCATTTTTAGATAAATTTGGTTTAGTGTCTGAAAATATAATTATAAGAGGAAATTCTTCATTATTTTCTCCTCTTAAAATAAAACCAAACTCTCCTTTGTTTAGTTTAATTAAATCTGTTGTAATAATCCCATTGAAAGCTATACAGTTTGTCATACTTTAAACTTTTTAAAACCACCTAATGCTTTAGACGAAAACTTTATAATATCTTTTAAGTCTTTATGGATTAATATTTTTATATTGTTTTCAATCATACACTTATATTTGTTTTTTGTTTTTAATTCTTCAATTATATTAGTCGTATACGGATTCATTAATTTTCCATCTTTAAAAAAATAATCTCCTTTTATTTCTACTAATTGATTTTCTACTAAAAAGTCTGGAAAATATTTTCTACTTTTACCAGCAGCATCTAAGTATTCAAAAAACGTTTTTGGATGATAAATAAAATTAATCTTATTTGTTTTTAAATAATAATAGTATGCTAATTCCCAGCTTGAATCAAAGTAAGTGTTATCGTAATAATATTTGTTTCTTTTGGATAGTTCATGGAACTGTTTACCATATTTTCTTAAAAGTGTTTGTTCTTTTTTTAATTTAACACTTGGTAATTGATTGGTTGATTCCACTCCGTATTTGATTAAACAGTTTTGTTTTATTTTTTCTTGAATTTCTTTAGAACTACTAGCATATTCTACTCCGTATTTAGCTAAACAAGTCTGTTTTACTTTCTTTTTTCTCTTCACTTCTTAAGAAATAACGTTCACCAAAATGTTTTAAACAAGTATTTTCTTTCTTCTCTTGTATCTCTTTTATTTTTGAAACATTGTCTACTTTATATTTTCTCAAACAAGTTTGCTTAGCTCTTTCTCTGTTGTTATAATTTTCATTATTGTATTTTTCTTTTTTAGTTTGTTTTATTCTTTCTTCTCTTGTAAGATTTAAATAATGTTCTTTAATTTTTAATAATTGTTCTGGAGAGTAATATACTCGATTTTTAATTTTTATTCCATTTAAAATGGAAAGAAAATACTCTGCATCTTTTGGTTGCAGATGAAAACCTAATTCTTTCATAAAACCAGTAAAAGTTTTATATCCTTTACTGGTTAGTTCTTTAACCGCTGGATTAATTGGCATATCCTGTGCTACCAAAACCAGCAGTTCCTCTGTCTGTAGACTCAAATTCTTCATCTTCTCCAAGATAATTAACTGAATCAATCTTAGGAATACAATGAGGAATTAATTGCGCAATTTTCTTTCCTTTTTCAATTTTTACTGGTTCTGCTGTATTATTAATCATAATAACTCCAATTTCTCCTAGGTAATTTTGGTCTATAATACCGCCAATTGGTTGTAAACCTAACTTAGCTGCATTTCCAGAAGTTCCTTCTATTTTTAAGAAGATTTTCCATTTCTTTGCATCTTCTGGGTTAGTAAACCTTGTTTGAACAGCTATGCCAGTAGAGAGTTTTTCTTGTTTGTGAGGATAAACTAAAATATCTTCAGTTGCAAATAA